GTCTTCTGCGGTAACTGCACGATTTTGTGATGAGTAATACTTAGGAGCATTAAATTTAATACTATCTAAAGTCTCTCTAGGACCACCATTCTGTGCATTAATAACTGTAGTAATTGTAGCATTAGTAGAACCCCCAACTGCAGATTGTAATGTGAATTCTGAAGCACCATTAGGATCATCTTCATTACATACAACATACTCTAAGATTACGATATTACCATCTGCAAGTGCTTGACCTAGAACATCATCACCAAATGTTACTTCATAGTGACCACTCTCTACTGCATCTAAGAAATACACTTTACTTAATGCGCCAATATCTAAAATATCACTTGCTTCAGTAAATGTATTTTGTGATATATCAGTTACGCTAGTTTGAACTGTTACTTTTAATGTGGTGATATCTATATTTGGTTCGTCTAGTAAAAATCTTTGAGATGCAGTATTGCTATCTTTAGTATATTGCAAGTTTAGAAGTGTTCCTTCTTTAACATCTAAGTTAGTGAATTGATAAACTCCTTCAGTAGGTGTAATAGTAGTTGCTGATAAGTTTACAAATTGATAGTTAGTTCCAGATACTCTTGCTCTAAAGACTGTACCCTTAGGCATAGTTAAAGTAGCAGGATTACCACTAGGGTTATTGATTGTTACGTTTAATCTAGCAGTAGATGAAACTGAAGAGCGAGGTGTGTATCCTAAATGTTTAGCAAGTGAAACGACACTATCTCTCTTGACGGCACTATCAAGAAACATCTCGTTTGCTACCATATTACCATATATTGCATTGTAGTGCGTATTATAAGATAATACATCTAACAGTGTATTCATCGCAGAACCTTCAAAGTTATAATCTCTGAAAGCATCTTGCGATTGCATATGAGTTTTTAAGTTTGTTTTAATTTCGTCAAAGTCGAGTTCTGTAACTCGTAGTCTTTTAGTTGTCTGTGCCATTAGCGTGTCCTTGTCAAGTAGGTTTCGAATACCTCTTGCTGTGTATGATTAACTACATAAAAATAAATTCTCACTCTATATTCATTGTTATCTGAACCATCTGTTACATCGACTTGCGTAATTTCTGCTCTAGGTTCGTGATTTTGTATAACTTCTTCTACTGACTTTCTAATACTTCTTTGTGTCATCGGAGTGTTATTTTCAAATAATAATCCTGCAACAGAGCAACCTAATTCTGGATGAAAAGGTCTATCGAAATAGTTTGTTTGTATTAGTGCTTTCATTGACTGCTTCACTGCTTCTACGTCAGTCTTCTTCGCCACATCACTAGTACTACTCAATCTAGTAAAGTTGAAGTCTAAGTCGCTAAAATCAGCAGTTTTTCTTGTTACAGTCGTTGCCATACTACTATTTATACCTCTAATCTAAACAGACGCCAGCGTTCCAGTCATATGAGGCACATGACCCATTTGCTGTAATACTTGTAATAGGTCCTGAAGTAGCAGGTGCAGAACCTCCGCCGTTTGCAAATACATTACCTGATGCAGATGCGGCGGCATTTGGTACCCATGACCCATGACCGCCAGTACCATCACCTAGTCTGTGTACTTTGATACCATTCACAAACACGTTAGGCGAACCAGCAGTAGCAGGATCACCACAAGAAGTTGTATCACCTACACGAACTGTCTTCGCACTGTTTGTAAACACGTTAGGCGAACCAGACGCATAAGACGTTCTATGAAAAGCACTAGGTGTAGGACTTGCATGACCTACATGACTGTCTACACCTACTCGTACAACTCCTGGCATCTATTTACCTTGTCCTATATACTTCTTCCAACTTTTACGTTTATGTTTGTTCATTGTAGATGTTATAGGTTTTCTTCCTATAGAAGTACCTTTATATGTTCTCTCATGTATCGCCGTTGTCTGTCTTACTGTCTTTGCCATTATTTAGTCTCCCTAGTTCAAGTTAATAATCGGTGCATCAGCATCAATCTCTGCGCCACCATTTAAGTCTATCACGTTACTTGCATCAACTCTGAAGTTCACACACTTAGCACGAATGTCGTTAGATGATTCCATATCGATATTGCCTTCTGCTTTAATAGTTGCAGTACCACTCACATATATGTTAAAGTTTCCTTTTGTATGTTGATTGTGATCCTTCTCAATCAGCAATTCATGTGTGCCTTCATTTAAAATTCTTATAGAACCATCAGGATGCATCTCAATAAAACTACCAGACATATGTTGTATGTTTATTCGTTCACCGTTTGGTGTATCATCTAGTTCGATAACATGACCGCTCTCTGTTTGATTAACTCTATTGAATGGATATCGTGCATTATATGGATTAGACATTGTAGTCCATGTACCACCATCCCATGCAATAGGGTGTGGTGGATGTTCAGATGCAGATAGATGTTCGTTCTTCTTTTTTAATAGTTTTGAATTTCTATCACCTCTTGATAAACGAGATGTATCGGGTTCTTCAATCTCTATAGGATGAGTTCCAGTAGGATCACAGAAACCTAAAGATGTATTAGGTCTTTCCATAGGGTACCCAGGAAAGGACCCCATAACAACAGGTTCTTGACAACTGTTACCATCTCTGAACCAACCCATAACCCAAGACCCTTTGAGAAGTCCTGATGGAGAATGACCAATCTGCGAAACTGAAGCAGATGTAGTTGGCATCATTACCATCGCCCACGGCAAATCATCAGTAGGTAAAGTTTCTTTGTCTTCAGTGTGAATACCTACACAACGAACTTTTACTCTACCTATTTGCTCTGGATCATTGTGGTCTTCGACTACACCTTGAAACCAAGTGAATCCATCGAATCCCATAACATTACGGTTCATGCTCATTCCTCTTATTTGTATTTAGACTGACAAAACATCACTTGTAGTTTTAAACCCTTTCTTACGCATTACTGTTTTTGCGATAAGTTCAAACTCTTGTGACTGTTTATCCCACTTGAGAACGAATGGCATATTTATATCAGTTCTCATATCTTTAAGAACACCCTCGGCATCTGGACCTAATTGAGGTATCTTCTTTCCATGTTTATTATACGTCTGCTTAAATAGTCTTGTAAGTTCTGCTGGTGTAATATCTTTCTTATTACGAGCATCATTTACTCTATCAATAAAATGTCTAGTAAACTCTACATCAATACCTACTTTTGCAAATAGTCTATCTGCAAACTTTTCTATTTGGTCTAATTCTTGTTGAGAAATGTTTTCTCTGATACTTTTAAAACTACGCATTAGAATCCGTCCCTTACAATATTCATATCTACTTTATATGTTGCAGTTGCATTTCCTATAGGTTTAAATATATGAATACAATCTCTAATTAAATATAGTCCAGTATACTTTTTTTGATATACATCATCATTACCTTCAATTTTTCTAATTGCAGGATAGTTAAACTCTAGCAGTCTACCTGCTTCAATAAGATTAGTACCTGGTACTTGAAAGTTAGAAATAACCATATCGTTAATCTGGTTCATCATATGCTTTCTCATAAGTCCATAATCATCTGCCCATAGAGTTCTATCTCCAGGTTGATTTTTTATTAAAGAATGCATCTTCGATTGTCTCGGACTGACACTAACTTTAACATTAGGATCGTGAGGTTCAGGACCATCTCCATAGTATTGTGGACTATTCGATAGTCTGGTTCTTTTAGGATACTCACCATCCATCTCTTTAAAATAATTATACTCATTCGTAGTTAAAGATTTATGAAATATATCATGTGTTATATGTTTAGAAAACAAGTGACCATTAACAACATCTTCTCCAACATTCGCTCTAGTAAATACTCTGAAGTCATCGATATTTTGTGTAGTCTCACTACCTACCATACCTGATTGAGGTTTTCCATCTGCGCCATAAGTAGGCACACCAGGAATCTTAAATAAATAACCTTTTGTTAATTTTCCTTCTTTTCTATCTGATTTAGTCTCACCCATTGTATCGGTGATAGGTACATTTTTTCCTTTGTCGAGCATAGTTGCTAAAGATAGAAATCTAAATCCTGTATTAGTTTCAAAGAAGAAAAGACCAGGCATATCATCATCTAAATCTATTGCTTTATCTGTAACCCACTTAATGACTTGACTAGGTTTCCATCTAGGGCAAACTAATTTTAAGTTACCAGCAGACCCATCAAGAGAAATATTCTTTTTAGTACCAGAAGGACCATAGATATAATTATCGAACACTGTTTTAATAATATCTGAAGGCGATCCCTTGAAAGCAGTGCTAAGAGATGTGTGCATATTATGCCAACCTGCCTCACTAATTAGATTTAAAGTGAATGACTGTTTTCTCTCATTAATAACAATATTTTTTACTTTAGTAACTCTGAAGTATTGACTAATTTCAGTTTCTTTAGGTCCTTCTTTCACATTATATTTTATGTGTAAGATATTACCACCAATAATAGGGTAATCAGGAACCATGTCATTACTATCGTTTATTAAAATTTCTGCAGATTGAAAAGGCGTGAGTATACTATCGTATATTGTGAATTGAGCATATACATCTAATAAGTCTAAGAAGTCTTTTGATTTTTTTGTGCTTGGCACGTTATTGATATATGGGTGATACAAATCTAAAGCAAGTATCTGAACTTCACCTCCACCTTTCACATTTGCCATACTATGCTCCTATAATCTCATCAAACTCTTTTAGAAAATCACCTATTAATTCTGGTCGTAATATTTTAATTGTTCTCTTCTTCTCGTTTTCACGTTCTTCGTATTGACGATTACTTACAGAAATACTAGCAAAGTTTTGAGTAGTACCTATACCGGTAACTAAGTCATAGAAATTTGCAGTAGTTTTAACCATAACAGATGTATCACCAGATGCTTGTGGTCTTTCTTTATGATGCTCTGCATCAGGATTTGTGTACTTTTTGTTTATCATCTTTTTAAGTTCACGCTCAGTTCTTGGCCAATCTTCGTATACATCATGTATTTCATTTGTGACTAGAATAATCCAAGCAAGTTTTGATGAACTATAAAACTGATGTGCGAGAATATCAGGCCTCTCACCTTCTTGAATATCATAAGGGTCATATGCAAATATATTATCGGCAACACCACCCTTTAATTTAACTCTACGAATAATATCTTTTGTGACAACGATTTTTTGTTCGTTGACACCTGGTTTAGATATATCATATATCATATCTGGAAATCTGTTAAAGTAACTCATTTAGAAACCTTCTGCAATTCTGTGTTTGTGTAGTGGTTCAATCTCTCTAAAGTTCATTGTAATCTGAACTTCAGTAGGCATACCATTTCTCAATGTAGAAAAAACACCAGACGATGTGTAGTTAGTCGTGAAACTTGTTAGATAACAAGATGATATCTTTTGTAGAAACTTATTTTCTTCATCTTTGAACATAAGAGATATATCAAACAAAGATGGGTAGTCATAAAACAACCCACTCTTAATGAGTTCTGGATGCATATGAAATCTAAATGTCTTAATGATGTTATCGATTGCGATTGCTTCTGCTTCAGACCTTGCCGCCATGTCATATACAAATGAAAACTCTCTGAATGCTACACTTTCAAATCTCTGTTCAATGTGTGGGTTTGAAACTCTTCGGGTAGTAACTTCCATTATATTATTTAAATTAACACCAAACATTTCTGGTATCTGTGCGACACCTTCCATTACAAGTCTAGCAGTTTGACCGGCGAGTGTAGCACCATCTTCACCACCTGTATTACTAGTTACTGCTCGTCCAATAGCACCAGCAATAGCACCTAGTTTTGTTTCAGTATAGTTTGCCGCTGATGTTGAAGTCATTGTCTGAGGAACTGCAAGAGCGATTGATGAATTCAATTTTTTTAGATTTCTTGCACCTGCAAACATACCAGAAGTAAATTTCGTAGTGGAAGCAAATGCCTTTTTTGCTGTCTTCTCAACAACTCCTGGTTCCTCAGCATTATCTGCTTTATCGCCTCCAATAAAATTATTAACTCCCTTTACAATAGTCGAACCTAATTCATCACCTGCTTTTCCTAACGCTGGAGATATTAATGAAGTGTGACCTTTCCATGCTTTAGGTTCGCCCTTTTTACCATCTAATTGAAAAGCAGAGGACTCATCAAAAAAGATATCAAATATAAC